TACTCGAGAGCTTCAAGTATTGAGAACGGGAAAGCTGTTTGAAAAGAATTCCCATTACGACATGCTTAACATGTTGGAGAACGTCCATGTATGACATGCCGTAGATCCGCTCACATATCTCTGAAGATTCAGAGTCGGTGCAGACCATCTCTTCGTCGGCGGCCAGTTTGCTTAATATATCCGCCTCACTTTGGAACTGGCCAGAACTTGGATTCTTGACCTCAAAGTAAGGCGTCTGCGATAGCAAACTGGCGGCCTTACGTAACTCATCCCGTATAGAAGGGAAGAACCTCGCTTCGTAAGCTGCAGACAGGCATTTGCCTGCCATGTAATCACGATCACTAACGCCAGCGTTAGTGTTAGCGCGCATAGGGAGGCGCTCGAGTAATCTTCCGAACTGTGGCACAGGAACACCACCATGCTTATAACCCGAAGGCACCAAGTATCTCTTCCTGAGGAACGTGGCTTGATCAGCCACGGGGAAAGACACCTCTACCTTCATACCAGCCTCCGATGCTTGGTGGTGGTACTGATTGGCTACCTCAGACAGGTCAGGTCCGGCTGGTGGACCTGTCTGAACGTCCGACGGCAGGAATTTGTCGTCGTGGATGGCGGTGAGCTCGTCGTCTCCCAAGAAGTGGCTGGTAGACGATTCAACCCAAGCGCCCTGAAGAGCGGCCAGTTTCACGCACATGTTGACAAACGTGTTGCCTGTGGAAGTGGGATTTTCCCCAGACAGACGTTGGCCATGGATGTCAAGTTTGACTCCCACGTTAGTGAACACTGTCCAATCAGTGCACTTTGCGATTTCAGAGACATACCACAAGGGCGCTCCGAGCTTCTTGTAGAACATCGCCTCATATTTCCTGATGTCAGGAGACTGTGTGGCGTCGTTGTTCTTGAAATCGGCCTCTACGTATGTGCCGGGAGCCCCAACGATTGAATCCGCGACCTTTTTGGAACTCATACCGGAAACATAGATGAACCTGTTCCCGGTATTTTTGGGATTTTCCAAAGAGAAGACCTTCGACATCCGCTTGGATAGTTCGTTGGTCACAGCACCCATGACAAAATTGCTAATGTCAGTGCCGTCGTAGACGACCCGGGGATCACTCCCCGGAGCCTTGTTGAGAGTCTCGAGCTTCGAGATCACCGTCTTCACGTGCATCCCCCCTATGTACAGGGGTTCGGTGTCGACTTGCTTCATTCTAGCGGCCTTGGATGGAGCCAGTTTGTCTATCCAAGTTTGCAGGAATTGCCTGTCGACCTCAATGACTGGATGGGGATCGAACTTTTTGAGGAGGGAATAGTATCCCTGAACGAACCCATCCTTGACATATTCGATGGGTACGCAATCAGCCCTTTTCTTCAGAGCTGCCAAAGTACCACCCACCGTTGGCTTGGTCACCATTGGGGGGTTAGGTACGCTCGCTCCCATCACTATGTTCTGAGGTGCAGACGTCTTGTCCAGGCGTCTGCTCTTCACCGTGAGTGGGACGTTGTCCATACGGTCGCCAGTCGGATACTCTTGGTGCGTGTCGCGACTGTCTCCGCTCGTATGGGCCGATAAACCTTTCGGTTTGAGTTTGGCCGTCCTTGCAGGAGGGCCGGGTTTGTGTGTTTTTGCGTTTTCACGCGTGACTTTGATAAACTTT